CAGGTACAGCAGGTGACTCTGCAGATTTCTACTCAGATATGCTTACCGACGGAGCAAAAGAAATCATTACAAATGAATTCGAACTTACCTTTGCACTAGGTGGTACTGCGGGAACGCCCCGGTTTGAAATTAACCTACCTACTGCTCACATGGAAATCCCTGTTGTAAGCATTGAAGAAGTTATTTCTGTAGATATGAATTTCCACGGACTTCCATCTGCGATTGACCGCTCTGACGAAGCAAAACTATCTTATGTAGGGGCAGCATAATCTAGAAAAATTTAACTTGACAACAAAATCATGTTAAGATAAACTTATAGCATCTGGGTAATCTCAGATGCTATTTTTTTACATAAGGAGAAATTAATGAGTAAATTATCGTCAATGTTGACAAATAAACTCGAAGCCTGGATTGAGATGGATGGATTTGATGGCTTTGAAGTAAAAGTCGCGTACCTATCTCGCGATGAACTTAATAAAATTCGTAATCAAGTAACACGAGTTTCTTGGAGTCCAAAGACTCGCCAGAAGGAAGAAACTATTGATAACGAACTATTTATCAGAGAATTTGTTAAAGCCTGTGTCCTAGACTGGAGAGGTTTTACGGTTGAGCACGCTTCTAAGCTGCTCCCGATTGAGGTTCCAGAAGGCATGGAACTTGATAGTGAAATTGAATTTGATGCAGAAGAAGCAATCGCACTTTCTACAAATTCTAACGTATTTGATTCTTGGCTAAATGATGTGATTTTTGATCTGGCCAACTTTCATCGAGGAAAGTAAAGAAGAATCAGTAGAGCTACTAAATAAATTTTTAAAAGATTCAGATAGTCCTATTGATAAAGAAAAATACTTAGAAGTACAAAGACAGCTAGGAAAAGAGCCAGACCCAGACAAAATACCTTTGGGGTTTGATGATTTAACGCCAGACTGTCAAATAGCAATAAATATTTATAATAGACTTGGAAATAGAGTTTACGGAGAAGTTGGTTTTACCGGGAAAGATTTTACTAACCTTCCCATTCTCATCGAAGCACACAATATAGTTAACAAACTATATTTGCTTGATCTTCTTAATTGTTTAGATAACTTTTATCTCAAGAAAAACGCTAAACAAATAAAGAAGATGATAGATGACATGAAAAAGAAAAAGTAATGGCAAAGAAGAAAAAGGTCAAACTTACAGCTGACTTGAATGTCAATGCTAAAGGCATGGACAACGCAAGAAAGAAAAGTAAGAAAATTAAAGACGACTTTAAGGAGGCTGCCAGCCACTCTAGTAAACTTGGTAAAACAGCAATGGGCCGTACAGAGTATAGAACTACTCGATCTGTTACAGGCCAAAGAGATGCTAGAGGAAGAAACTTTTCTGGTATGGCTGCTGCTGCTGGAGGACAAGGCGGTATAAGTGGTCTTGTTGGTGCGTATGCAACACTTGCAGCCAACATTTTTGCGGTAACTGCTGCTTTCCAAGCATTGTCTGATGCTGCAAAGGTAGAACAACTAACCCAAGGCTTAGAACTTATGGGTGCTCGGGGCGGTATTGCTCTAAAAAGTGTTGCTCGGGACCTGCAGGAAGTTACTGGATTCGCAATTTCTAGCGCTGACAGTATGCGTGCTGTAGCTAAGGCATCATCTGCCGGTCTTGGTGCCGACGAAATTGCCCGACTAGGTGCTGTTGCAAGAGGTGCTTCTGTTGCTCTTGGTAGAGATATGAGTGATTCAATGGACCGTTTGATGCGTGGTGCCATTAAACTAGAACCAGAACTGCTCGACGAACTTGGTATTATGGCTCGCGTTGATGAGGCGGCACGAAAGTATGCAAAAGCAAATAATTTAGTTGCTTCTTCTCTTACTGGTACACAAAAAAGACAAGCATTTCTTAATGCAATCCTAGAAGAGGGCGAGGGTAAATATTCGGCTATTGCAGAACAAATTGACCCTAATCAGTTTGATCAACTTGCTGCTGCTATACGAAATCTAGGAACTCAAATACTAAGTCTTACTAATAATGTTTTATTGCCTTTTGTTACTGTTTTTACAGAAGCGCCTTTTGTTGCGGCAGCCCTTGCAATGGGAATCTTTAGAAAAAGTTTAGGAAATATTCTTCCTACGATGGAAACGCAGCAGAAAGCAATTAATGCAAGACAAACAGTGTACCTAGCTAAAATTAAGCAGACCGGAATTGATCTTGGAAATGTTCGCTTACAGATGCAGGGAAATAATCTTTCTCAAGGCGAGTTAAATAAACTAAAAGCGCAAGAAAGCAGGCTTTTAAAACAGCTTAATGTAAGTATGAGTAAGCTAAACATGGAGAAGCAAAGACAAGTTCTGCTAGAAAATTTTATTAACACAAGGAGAACAGAGGGACTTGCTACAGCCACTGCAGAGTACACACTAGCTCTAAAACGTCTTTTAATTGCTGAAAAGATGGCTAAGATTCCTCCACAGGGTGTTCCTCTTCCCGGACAGATGGGTCCAGTGCTTCCTCGTGCAGGAGACCCTGATTTTATTGGTCCTGTACCCCAGGAGAAACAAGCAAAAAAAGCAGGACTTTTTGGTAGCCTTTCTAAGTTTGGGTCTAGAGTTGGTGCGGGGCTTACTATGGCCATGGGCGCTCTTGGCAGTATACTTACTATTATTGTTATGATCACAGCAGCAATACAGCTAGGTACTTTTTTGTTTAAAAAGTTTTTTCCACCAAGTGAAACAGAAAAACGATTAAAAGAAATCAACAAAGACCTAGAAGAAATTATGGAGTCTTCAAAGAAAACTAGAGAGCAGCTAGAAAACATGAGCATTGGAGAAGGCTTTGATGCCAGTGTAAATAACGCTATTGCTTTACTAGATAAAATGATCGAAAGATCACAGATAGAAATAGGTATAATACCGCCAACAGTTGAGGAACTTAATAGACAAACGCAAACAGCAATGAGAAGAGCTCAGAACCTTGCACAGGCACGAGAGGTCTATAGAGCCAGAGTAGCTAAGAGACAACAGCTAATAGATAGTGGTGCTAGCGTGTTTGATATTAATCAAGCCACAAATAGTATACGATATGCACTAGGAGAAGTAAATAAGAAGCAAAGAGAGTTTAATAATGCAGTTAGAAATAGTAATGTAACACTAACCGAGCAACAAATTAAAATGGCTAGTATAGGGACTGAGGCTCTTGAACTATCTAACCAGATGGGTGTTATAGATGGCCAACTAAAAAGTCAGTTTGAAACTGAACTTTTAGCGGCACAAACAGAAGAAGAACGCCTACAAGTTATGCAGAAGTTTTCGGGGGTTCTTCAGCGTGTTAAAGGATTTAATAGAGATATAGAAGAAGCTGCCAAAGGTATAAAAGAAGGATTTAACGATCTTGAAACGAAAGCTTTGGACACTGGCTTTACAAAAATAAATGATAATGTACAAGCTATAAGAAACACCTTACAAAGCACTTTAGAGCTGGGAGGTGATTTAAATGATTTAACTGCAAGCCAAAGAGGGGCAATAATAGAAGGCCTAGAAGATATAGGGATAGAAAATTTAACTGCTCTTCAAAACACAGCTTTAGAGCTGGGAATGAAAATTGACCCTGAAGATGTACAAAGAGTCACAGATATTATAGATGCACTACGAGAAAAAGTAGAAAAAGAAGCAGAGTTAAGAATTGCTATAGAAAAGGGAGATTCAATTGCTGTTATCGGCACACAAGTAGCTCTTGCAAGAATTGGTGAGAGACTACTAGGCCTATCCGCAGAGGGCACAGAAACTGCGGCAGAACAAGCTGCTTATATAGAAACAACTTTAGTAAACCAAAAAATGGCAATAGAAACTGCAAAGCAGGCAAACCAAATAGCACAGTCTAAAGTAAAAGTACTGCAGAATGAGCTTAAAACAGAGCAAGAAATTCTAGCTATTAAAAACAAAACTCTTGGGTTAGATAAAACAAACAGCCCTTTTATAGATGATATTTTAGGTATTACTCGTCAGCTTGAAAAGGCTGAAGCACAGAGATACAAAACAGCCCTAGATATAAGCCAACTTACTGCACAAGAAGGTAAGCTAATTGCTGAGAAAAACATAGCGATTTCACGAGGTAAAAATACACAAGCAGAGTTTTTACGTCAACAGATTAGCAGTATTCAAGCACTAAGGGAGCAAAAGAAAACAGAATTTCAAGCAGACCTTGATAATAGCGCAAAACTACTACAAGCACAAGTAGATGCTTTTAAGATTCGTCAAGACGTACTAAAGCTTACAGTAGAACAACAAGTACAAGAAGATGGTACGGTTAAATTTGCTACCGTACAAAACAGACTACTTGCTGATAATCTGGAAATTACTGAGGAGAATCTAGATGCTGTAAAGCTACAAGCGGCTGCAGAAAGAGATAGACTAGCGCAATTAGATAAAGAACTTAAGAATCGTCAAGAAATTTTATCTTTACAACAAAAGTTGCGTGATGTTACTTTGTCTACCCGCCAAGCACAGCTAGAAAGAGCCTCTATTGGCCTTAGACTTGGAGACAAACTTCAAGGTAGCGCAGCCCGTAACTTTGAACAGCAGGCACTAGAAAACCAAAAACAAACATTATTGGAGCAAAAAGAGTTTCTAGAAGAAGAAAAACAAATGGCTTTGGAAAAAGCTAAACTTGAAAGAGACTTATTTAGAATTCAATTTGCTGCTGCAAACCTACAGCTACAAAACTCTCTTGCTGCTTCTAAACTTCAAAGAGAAGAAGCTATAGCAACCGGAGGAGACACAACCAATCTAGATAGCGCTATAGCAAGTGTAGAGTCTGTGCTTGCAAATACTGATGTACAAGGAACGTTGGATATTCTTGATCAGAGGTATCAGAGCGAGGAAGATCATATCAATAGAGTTTTTGGCCTTAGAGGTCAAGTTAATCAAGCAGAAATAGATGGTATCGATGCGCTAATAGGTAGAACTCAAACATTTGGTGATGTACTACAACAAGCTATGGGCGACTTTGCCGGGCAATTTGCAGCTTTTGGACTAAGTGGACAAGCAAGCACTTTATTCCAAGCAGAAAGAGCTGGAATTAGACAAAATGCAGCAGATCCCGAATTTATGGCAAAAAATCCAGACTACGATCCAGAAGCGGAAATTCAGCGTGCTCGTAATCAGGCATTTAACTTCCAAATTGCAAGTGATGCAGCACAGGGATTCTTAGATATTGCCAACAGCATTCCAGATGCTATGACAAATGCTTTCATGTCTATTATTGACGGCACTAAATCAGCAGGTCAAGCATTTAAAGAGATGACTGTAGCAATTCTTAGAGATATTACTGCTATGATCTTAAAACTTCTTATAATGAAGGCAATTCAAGTTGGTCTAAATATGATTCCTGGTGTAGGACCGGGACTTTCCGCCGGCTTTAGTAGCTTGATGGGCATGACTCCTATTGGAGAAACTGCACCAACTGCTACAGGTGGTATTATGCAAGCAAAAGGCTATGCAGCAGGAGGCATTTTATCTCGTAGAGATCGTAATGAAGGCGTAATTAAACAACCTACCTACCTTGTTGGAGAAGGTCGCTATAACGAAGCTGTTGTACCACTGCCTAATGGTAGAGCTATTCCTGTACAAATGCACGGGGGTCAAAGTAGCCAGCAAAACAATGTTTCGGTTAATATCAATATGGAAAGTTCTGGTAATGTACAAACCCAGTCTTCTGGTAATGATATGCAAAATCTTGGTGCAATTATTGCAAGTGCAGTACAAAAAGAACTTGTTGCCCAAAAGATGCCGGGAGGAATTCTTAATAGATATGGAGCAGCCTAATGTCAGCATACTTTGTAATACCCAATAGCTTTACAGCGGATGGTGATAAGACAATACCTTTAGATAATAATTTTAATATTACTAGGCAAAAGACAGAAAGAATTAGTGAGTTTGGAGACAACTACTTTTCTTCCGTACCTTTAGGACCGGGTATTCGTACAATGCAGTGTAGTTTGTCTAATAGACCTACAACTGAAATAAATTTAGTCGAGTCTTACTTTAATAGTATAGCTGGGGGCCTAGTAAATGGGCTAAAGATAGACGATGCTAGTATTAATGCAGTTGTAGAAAAGTTTAATAAAAACTATCTAAACGGAGAAGTATATACTTTGGGGTTTACTCTAAGAGAGGTTAAAAGATAATGTATTTTACTATTCCAGACTCTTTTACGGGTAATGGGGCTCTACAGGTAAATATTGATAGAAACCCAACTTTAGAAAATGAGATAAATACTATTTTATTTAAAGACGCTATGGGCTATCCTTTAGAGCAGTCAAGACCAGACGGAATAAATACTACTAAATCTACAACACAGTTTACTATGAATAATATTCTTGCTACCACAGCAAAAACTATAGACCTGTATTTTGAGTCTTTGACCGGACCGATAACAGTAGTATTTCCAGACGGTAATAAAGAAGTGTTTATAACAGAGTGGTCTGTTTCAAGAATACATACAACCTATTCTAGTGTTTCTGTTAAGGGGAGAATTGTAACATGAGTGATGTAGTTGCAGATATTAATAAGTTAAATGTAGACTCAGACATTGTAGAACTTTATATGCTACAGGTAGGGTCTGGCTATGTTTATTTTACTCCTTATCACACATCTATAGTTTTTAGAGACTATGAATCTCCGTATACGGAAAGAACTTATGTAGCACTGCCAATTAACTTTACCGGGTTTGAACACAAATCAGATGGAGCCTATGCTAGACCTCGTGTTACCTTTGCAAATGTTTTAAATACCTTTGAAAATTCTATTGTTAGTAATGACGACCTAATTGGTAATAAAGTTATTAGGCGTAAAACTCTTTTAAAGTATACTGGAACAGGAGGCTCTGGTGTTCCTACTGAATTACCAAAACAAATCTTTCTAATTGACAGAATAGAGGCAGCTAATGCACAACTAGTGACTTTTGAACTAAGTACTCCATTTGACTTGGCAGGAGTAAAAGTACCTAATAGATATGCTATTCCAAATACTTGTACTTGGAGATATCAAGGTGCTTCTAGTATTTCTGGGCTTGGTGTAGGTGTGGGAGGATGTACTTGGAGCAATAATAATAATGGTGTAGATGTTTACTTAGATAGAAAAAATAATCTTCTTATTAACTCTACACATGTAGAGTCTACCGCACATACCGGAGGTAGCTATACAAAAGATCTAGTGTATAAAGTTTCAACCACAGGCACTAGAAATAATCCCGACGGAACTACTACTAGTGCAACCATTTTTAATTTATGGCAGCCTTATGCAGACGGAACTGGCGATCTAGGAACTACTGTTGCCCGCAGGGCTAGACAGTATACTACATACAGCTCAGGAACTACGTATTATACATACCAACAGGGAGAGCTTTATAACGACATTGTATACTATAATAATCAACTTTGGGTTTGCAGAATTTCTCATACAACTGCTGCTTTGCCCACAGTAACTTCTGCTTACTGGCAAAGAGCGGATGAGTGTGGCAAAAAACTTTCAAGTTGTGCAGCAAGATTTAGGTCTCAGGCTTCTTCTGCAAATGCAAGTGTTCCTTCTACACAAGAAAAAAATTATACTCATCTATCTAACTCTTCAAATCAAGGAGTATTACCTTATGGCGCTTTCCCAACTTCAAGAAAGTTTAGATAAAGAAATACAACAACACTTTAATCCTTCAATAGAGTCTTGTGGCTTTGTAGTTGTACAGAAAGGTAAGCTAAAATATATTCCTTGTGAAAATGTTTCTGAGGACCCTAAAAACTACTTTATTGTAGACCCCAAACTTTATGCTAGGTACTCTTTAATAAGTGATATAGTTTATATTGTTCATACACATCCAGATAATACAACTCCTAGTGAGCATGATCTAACTACTTGCAATGCTTTAGGCATCCCTTATGTAATATATAATCAAGAAAAGCTAGATCATAGTATAACATACCCTAATAACTATAAGTTTTTAATTGGTAGAGAATATAAGTTTGGTGTAAGAGATTGTTTTGAGGCAGCAAGAGATTGGTATATAGCCCATAGTATTTATGCACCAAAAAGAGCTGAACATTGGAAAGACGACTGGTGGTTACAAGATTATGATTATATTAATAATGAAGTTAGCAACTGGCCTTTCAAAAAAGTAAAAACTTTACAGTATGGAGACCTTCTTACTTTTGCTGTAGAGCATGATAAAGAAAATCACTTAGCGGTATATTTAGACAGAGATCAGATGTACCATCATGCAGCAAACAGATTGTCTTGCACAGAAAACATGTATCCCTTTTGGGGTAAGTACTTAAGGAATATTTATAGGTATGAAAAAGGTAATATTACAAGGGCATCTTGGAGATAGATACGGCTCAGAGTGGAAAATGAAAGCCAACACGTTTGGTGAAATTTTTAGCTGTATAGACGCAAACTATCCCGGCTTTCGTCAAGATTTAATTGATATTGCAGAAGCTGGGGGTGACTTAGATATTAGTGTTGCTGGTGTAGATATTGATGTAGAAGAGATGTTTCATCCAATAGATAATGAAGAAATTATTATAATTACACCTATTCCTACAGGTGCTAAGTCTGGGGGTGCAAAAATTTTAGCGGCAGTTGCTTTGGTAGCCTTAGCATTTATTGCTGCTCCTGTAGCAGGTACTTTTGCAGCTATGTTTGGTATCGGACAAGCTGCCTCTGTTGGTTGGACAGCTATAGCGCTATTAGCAACTTTTGGCCTTGCAGCAGGCCTTGCAATGGCAGGACTAGAGCAAATAATGACTCCTGATCCTTCTGTAGATGGAGATGAAAGAGATTATCTATTTACTCAAGCAGAAAACACTATTTTGCGTGGGACACCTGTTCCAGTGCTTTTTGGGGAAATGATTGTAGGAGGTATTGTTATTAGTAATGGTATCAAGTCCGGCATTTTTTCTGGTGGTACAGGAAGTAGCGGGCATAGTACAAGCGGCAGTTATGGAGGTACAGGAGCAGCAAGTGGAGTGGGAAGTGAAAGTGGTCAAGTTTCAATCGCTCCTGGAGGTTCAGAAACAACCATAGATCAACTATATAACTCTCTTGTTACTGGTAATGGTGGTTATGTTACTACGCAAACTGTAATAGATCAGATACAAGAACAAGCACGAACAACAGGAGCAGCATGGACGGGAGCAAATATAGATCCTTTTGATATTATTCCTGGTACTACACCGGGTACTAATGGTTCTGGAGTTTTATTTGATGATATAGCTACCCAATTAAGTATGGAAGTAGAAAATGTTGATCTTTCTCAACAAGCTATGATGATAAATATGAGTTTAGGAGACTAATGGCACAAAATATAAATCTTAATACCACTTCAGTAGGCATGGTAATGGATCTAATTAGTGAAGGGCCAATTAGACTAAAAAATGGGCTAAACTCTGTCTACTTAAACGGTACCCCAGTAGCAAATGAAGGTAACCAAAATAGAGCTTTAGACTTAGAAGGCTTTCCTGGTTACCTGAACAGTACTGGAACTAGTCTTAGAATTGATCGCCCTTTAGGAACGTATGTAGAAAATAAACCTTATCCAATCTTACTGTATGGTGCAGCAGCTAAATCAACTGTTACAGCCTCTAAGGGAGATACAACAATAACAACAAATACTTCTTTTTTCCAATCAAGTTGGGCAGGTTTAACCCCTTCAATCCAACAAATGCTACCCAGAATTAGAATTGCAAATGGTACTGGAGAAGGTACTATTAGTCAACATGTTGTTAAAAGTTATACTAGTGCTACTGAAGCGGAAATTTTTCCAGAAATTCAAGCCGATCTTAGTAATGCAGATATCTATTTTGACCTTTCTACTGTAGGAGTTGCAAGTGTCGAAAGTATCAGCACAGCAGGAATTATAGTTTTTCAAACAGTTACTTTTGCTTTAGAAGATACTGTTGCTAGAACAGACTTACGAAATGATCTTACCACAGGAAGTTCTGATGACTGGACACCGGTAGAAACTTTAATACTAGGTTCGGGTGACCCTGCAAATAGTAGTTTAACCTCTAAAGGATTAAATTTTAACTCGGTTAGGACACACTTTAGAGAGGGGGCATTATACCAAAATCCTGTTCAACTAAAAAACTTTTCCTCTGGTACAAGTACGGTTATTTCACCGGGAGTTGAATTACAGCAGGTTGATACTATAACAACAGAAACAGGTAGTACTTTAAACATTCATGATACTAAAAAGAAAAAAATGTTTGAGGGAACAAACTTAGGAGATGTAAAGCCAGAAGTAGGAGCAGGAGCCACAATTTTAGATGCAACTACAGGAACTAATGGGTTTAATATGTCAAATCCAGGAGCTGCAGATTCTGTTGTTCTAACAATTAATTTTCCTTCTGGCTTGTATGCTAAAAAAGCAAATGCAGATGGAGATATCAGAGATAATGGAGTAGTTTTTAGGATAGTTTTTAAGCATAAACTTACCGGTGAAGTAAACTACCATAGAAAACTACTACTAGGCCCTACTACTTCCGAGATTCAGGCAGTACCTAGTTTGATGGCTAGAATGCAAGGTTTTGGTAATGAGGATACCAGACCTTCTGGCTGGTTTTATGCAGAAACAGAAGATCCCGGGTCTATCGATATTCATTTAGATCTAAAACCATATCAGCCTTTTGATGATTGGCAGATAGAAATTAGTAAAATTACTCCCGATTCTTTTACGTATGATAGCGGTAAATGGCAAACTTTTGGAACAACTGTTCTTACTCTTGCACAAGTAAATATAGAAGATAAGTTTAGTTATCCACACTCTGGATACGCAACAATAGAATTTGGTTCAAATGAGTTTCAAGGAAAGTTTCCTGAAAGAAAATATCATTGTTATGGGGTTGAATGCTCAGTACCTACAAACTATGCAACGAGGGAAGAAACAGGAACAAACGCAAACTATAATAGAGATATAAGCAGCGGTTTGGTAGGTACAAGTTATGTACCTTGGGATGGCACATTTAGAAGGGCTTATACCGATAATCCAGTTTGGTGCCTTAGAGAATTACTACTTAATAAGCGGTGGGGTCTTGGCGAATGGATGACAGCAGATGAGATAAATGATTACTCTTTGTATTCTTTGGCAAGATATTGTGATGAGCTAGTACCTGACGGTAAGGGTGGTTATGAGCCACGATTTACTTGTGGCGTATACCTTACACAGTCAACAGAAGCATATAAAGTTATAAAAGATTTTTGTACTATAATGCTTGCAATTCCTTACTGGGTGGATGGCAAACTTATCTTAGAGGGGGATAGACCTTCAGAGCCTGTGTATACTTTTACAAAATCAAATATTATTGATGGAGTTTTTGCATATGAGGGTACCGGCAATAGAACCAGAATAAATCAGGTAGCTGTTACTTATAATGATAGAGATAACTTTTATGAGCAAGCAGTAGAGCTTATAGACGATATTGAAAATATTATTGCTACAAATAGACTCAATACGTCAGAAGTTGTAGCTTTTGGAGCAACTTCTAGAAGCCAAGCTATTAGGTATGGTAAGTGGAAACTTCTTACGTCTAAATTACAAAAAGAGGTTATTACTTTTAAAACAGCAGAAAATGCTTCCTACTTAAAACCCGGCAGTGTTATCTATATCCAAGATGCAGATAAAGAAAGAGTTAGACAGTCTGGACGACTTCGAGCAGAAAGTTCTAGCACGACGATATATTTAGACGACAGCTTAACACTTAGTGCTCCATATACTTATGATCTTCATGCAATCGTGCCCGGGTCGGTTACATACCTAGCACAAGACTCTGCTACTATTTCTATCGGCGGAACTGCTACAGATTTTGTTCGAGGTGACATTATTACAGGAGTTATTACAGAAGCAGCAGCAGAAGTTTTAAAAGATACAAGCAATAATCCTGTAACAGTTCAATTCTCTCCAGATGTACACATAGAGACCAGAAGAATTACTAGTACAGGACATACAAACTCTCCTGTAGTAGCTTCTGCATTTAGTACAACCCTACCTAAAGATACAGTGTGGGCTGTTACTGTTTTAGAGGATGATGCTATTGTACAAGGAAGCCCAAAAGAATATAAAATTCTTGCGGTAAGCGAAGAAGGCCCAGGTACTTATGCGATTACTGCCGCAGAGCATTTTAATAGTAAGTTTGATTTAATCGAAGAAGATTATCTTTCCGAGCCCCCAGACTATAGACCTAGAAGGGCAGATATTGCTCCGGTTACGCAGCTTACAGGAAGAGTAATTAGAATACCTGAAGGAGATGGTTTTACCAATACTGCTCAAGGTGGCCAAGGAATTAAACTTAGTTGGGCAGCTCCAGACCCTAATCAAGGCAGAACTCCTTCAGGAGGCAAAGATACAGGAGTAGACAATATTATAATTTATTCTCTAGACGGTAGTTTTGCAGACGTTACGCTACCCGGCACCGCAACTAGTTATGTATACAATAATGTAAAGCCTAGAACATATAGCTTTGGTGTTAGAGGAGTAAGTCAAGTAGGCCCCTCTTCTGAAATGCGGCCGATCTCTGTTACCGTTAAGGATAACTCAGTAACTACTAATGCAGATTCAATAGTTGGTCTTGCTAAGGGTGGCGTATTCAGTCAGCCAATTATACTAGACGGGAGCAATCTTACTGCTCCAAGCAATTATACTTTTACCTCTCCTAAAGGAGAAGAAACTATTGTAGGGAGTTAAATGAGCTATACTTCTCTTTCTTTAACTAATCTTGCTTCAGGAGAAACAGGATTTATTGTATTTGATGCTGATTCTGGTTTTAAGGTTGTTCAAGAAATTACTTTAAATTCTACTAGTTATTTTAAAGATATAACAACAGGAACATCAAGTAATATTACAACATTAACAAGCCTTGTTGCGGTCAATGGAGGTTTAGCCAAAGATTTATCTGTTACTGGAAACTTTTCTACACTTGAAGATAAGGTAGGTAGCTCTATTTTAATTGGAGATACTTGGACAAAAATAACTGGCTATATAAGTGACTCTGCAATTAAAATAGGAAATACTGTAGGTACCAGAGCACTAACATCAGGTTTTACTGTTGCAAACCCGGGAGTAATAACAACAGCAGTACCACATGGTTTTAGTGTAGATGATCCTGTAGCATTTTCAGCTATAGGAGACCTTCCCACAGGGATTTCAGAAAATACTAGATATTACGTAGGAACAGTCCCTTCATCTACAGAACTTACACTATCAACATCAACTTCTAATGGGAATCCTGTAGAAATTACTGCGGTAGCAAGCACAGTTCAACATGTTTTATTGCCGGTATTTGAACTAAAAATTCCTGCTTACCTTCCTAATACTATTTCTGACTCTATTGTTGGAAAAGTTACCAACAATGCAGGCACTTATGAATTAGAACCTTACTATACCGTTGCACACAGTAACGATACTCCTTTGGTACTAGTGGATAGTTTGCCTGCTTCGGGTAACTATGTGGGTGAAGCTGTACTACTTACAACTACAAATACTATCTATACTTGGACAGGTTCTGCTTGGGATGAGTCTGCAGGATTAAGTGTTACAACTGTAAATGCCTACCAGCGCTCTGCTACCCTACCTGCTACCCCTACTGGGGGCTCTTTTAACTTCTCAACGAATACTTTAACACCCCCTAGCGGATGGTCTGCATCTGTACCTAGTGGTAGTGACCCTATCTATGTTGTTTCTAGCGGAGCATCTGTTACAGGTACTTCAGGAACAGACACTTCTCTTACTTGGACAACCCCTGTTATTTTAGCACAGGATGGTTCTGCTGGTACAGATGCTAAAGCAATTAAATTAACAGCTTCTCAATATGCCGTACTATATGATGGTACAGGCTCTAAAACCGCTGTTGCAATTATCTTAACAGGCACAGCCACAAACTTTTCTAGCCCACAGTACCGTTTCTTAGAAAACGGAGTAGAAAGACAAGCATGGAGTACTACTAGCACTTACACAATACCAGATGCTCAAGAGCCCGCAGCTAATACAGCAGATAGTTGGACAGTAGAAGTAAGAGAAGGC